CAATTAATAGAATTGAAAAAGTTTCACAATTGAAGAGTTTAAGAAAACACTTCGTTCGCTTAGCTTGTTTAGAACCTTTAATAAAGATAGAAACCTCCATATGGAGGTCCTCTCTACGTCAAGATTCCAATTTCAATTTAATTAACCTAGCAGCCCTACAAGACAGAGTCATAAAAAATGACAATGTATGTCGAGCGGTCCTTACAGTCTGTTGAAAGTCGAGAGATTTAAATCTAGTCCCCGTCATTGACCTGAGCAGTATAACCGCTCAGGGGCCAGCGAAGGAAGACTTAGACTTGATATCTAACGAGATTCTTCTAAACTGAAGTAAACTAGGTATCAAAAGTGATTCTCAAGAATACTGATACGAAGATGCGATGAGCATTAAGCCAGTGTGGTCCTCCAAAAGAGGGCCTAATGGCCATGCATGTTACACCTCCATATTAGAGGAAGCTTCAAGACCAGAAGAACAAGAAGTAATACTCAGCAAAATTACTGAGCATTACGGATGCTCGACTGGCGATGTGGTCTCCCCTACTCTTTCTTTGAATACGAAAGAGCAGAATCTTAAGTCACCCAAAACTCTGTTCAGAAGGTTGTCAGCTCTAGCAGACTATGAGGGTAAAACCCGAATAATTGCGATTGCTGACTACAAAACACAAACAGTGTTAAGGCCAATTCATGACAGGTTAATGACCATGCTCAAACGAATGAGTATGGACTTAACTTATCATCATGATAACATTGCTAAAGAAGTCAGTAAGTACTGAATCAAAAAGGATGGCTTGCCAACCTCTATTGACTTAACAGCAGCTACTGACCGATTTCCAATGGAAATCATATGCACAGTTGTAGGCAGAATATGAGGATCTGAAACCCTCGTAGACTGTTGAAAACAGTGCATGATTGGTATTGATTTTGCGACTCCGATTACAGGATCTGGCCGTAACATGGTGAGATATAACGTCGGACAACCAATGGGCCTTTACAGCTCATGGGCGTCTTTCGCTATATCAAATCACGTTATAGTCAGATTAGCTGCCGTCAGGCTCAACTTAAATAAATTCGAGGATTACTTTATACTTGGAGATGACGTAGTCATATTCAATGATAAAGTAGCCCAGGAGTACACCAGCATTATGAAGTATCTTGGGGTTTCAACGAAACCACAAGACTCCATAATGCCAAAGAGTTCTCAATCCCTCGAAATAGCCAAAAGGCTGTTTAGAGGAGGAAAGGAAATAAGCCCCATACCGTGAAGATTAGAACAAACCTCTAAAGGGTTATTCGTCTATCACTGTATGGAGGTAGGCTTACTAAATTCTTTGGTTAGCTTGTATCCCGGGTCCGCTAAACCTATGACATCGGCCGCTCTTCTTTACATGTGAAGCAGGCTCCCTGAATGGGGACCTGCCTACACTTTTCAGAAGATTTCTGATACATCGTCTGGCTCCTGAAAGGATAACCAGAACATAAGTCAGACCACCATTGAACTCGCACATGAAGTGTGAGTTAAATGGAGTACGGTCGAGTCATACAAGCTCTTTAATAGAAAAGAATCTGAGATTTCGAAGGTTAAACCTAAGAAAATACAGAGACAACAATTAAAGAACTTAGCGCGAAAAGGAGTGCGAACAAGCGTAATCGCTAGTTCCCATAAAGTAGTAACACAGTATAGCTTAGAAGTGCTTGAAAAGGCACTAATGAACTCTACTGCATACCGTTACATCGAAAACATGCATTCTTACCAAAGTAAGAACAGTGTAATTGATGTAGTTGAACTATATCCTTCTTATAAAGCCTCTATCACAGACATGCGCGACTGAGTCGCCGTTGATGCTGATATGGTTTTACTCGATAAGAAAGAAACAGTTGACAACCAATTGATCCTAGGTATAGAAAAGGCCTTAATAGACCTTAACTACACAGAGGAGCAAACGACAGCGCTATATGAATTGGTACTTTCCCAGTGCCGGCTAATATAGTTAATACTGTATGAGAGCAAGATTTCCTATTGAATCGTAAAACAATAGGGGAATCGTCTTCTTTCGGGAAGGCAGCCCAGCTCGT